TTCTACTTCCTGTTTAATGAGTCACTCATCACTCGTGCACGTAACTATTGCGCAGACGAGTTCATGCGTTCAGGTGATACACACTTGATGTTCATCGACTCTGATATCGGCTTCAATGCTAATGATGTCATCGCTTTGATGGCACTACAGAGTGAGAATCCGGATGATGACCAGTACGACATTCTTGCCGGTCCTTATCCTAAGAAGTGCATCAGCTGGGAAAAGATCAAGCATGCCGTAGACAAGGGCTTTGCTGACGAGGATCCTAACCGTCTTGAGAAGTATGTAGGTGACTATGTCTTCAATCCAACAGGCGGTACTGGTGAGATTCCTCTTGGAGAACCAGTTGAAGTGTTGGAAGCTGGTACCGGATTCATGATGATCCGCCGTAATACTTTTGAGAAGTTCCAGGAAGCATATCCTCAGCAGTTGTATAAGCCTGACCATGTTCGTACCGAACACTTTGATGGTTCACGTTACATCATGGCCTTCTTCGATACGCCTATCGATGCAAAGCGTGCGCAGTTGGTACCTGAACTACAGGCATACATCGAGAAGAATCCTGAAGCCACAAGTAATGAACTGATTGAGTTTATCAAAGATGCCAAGAGTACTGCTCGAGATCGTCCTGAGTACTCGGAACGTTATTTGTCTGAAGACTATATGTTCTGTCAGTGGGTACGTAATGCTGGCATGAAGGTATGGTTGTGCCCATGGATGCAGCTTCAGCATGTAGGCATGTATGTCTTCGGTGGTTCGTTGGTCGATCTGGCTCAGATCGGTGCGGCTGCTACTGCAGACCAAAGTGTGTTGAAAAAGAATAAGAAGTGATGTACATTAATGGGTGGTTGTGTTATGTTGGTACAACCACCCACATTATTGGAGATATATTATGAAGCTTAACCCCGTTACCACACAGATCCTCAAGAACTTCTCGTCGATCAATCAGAATATCATGATTAAGCAAGGCAACCAAGTACGCACTATCTCGCCTACTAAGTCTGTCCTTGCTCGTGCATTCCTTAGTCAAGAATTCGACTCGACGTTTGCAATCTACGACCTCAGCCGTTTCCTTGGCACAGTCTCACTCTTCAATGAGCCTGAACTGACTCTCAAGGAATCGTATGTCGAGATCTCCGAGGGTAACAACAAGTTCAAGTATGCATTCAGTGATCCGTCGCTGATTATGGTTGCTCCTGACAAGGAGATCGAACTGCCTAATCCTGAAGTTCGTTTCACTCTGACCGAAGATGCACTCAACCGTGTCATGAAGGCATTGAGTGTTTCACAACTTCCTGACATCGCAGTAACCGGCATCGAAGGTCGTATCCTCCTGCAGGCTGTGGATACTAAGGGTGCAACCAACGACTCGTTCAGCGTTGAGGTCGGTGAGACCGATGCAAACTTCCGTATGGTATTCCGTTCGGACAATATCAAGTTGATTCCAGGCAAGTATGACGTATCCATCTCGTCTAAGGGTCTCAGCCACTTCAAGGGCGAGACTGTTGAATACTGGATTGCTGTGGAGTCTAACTCTAAGTACGACGGTTAATGTGGCTGCTGGTCACTAAGCCAGAGTCCGTGGATGCACTAACTTCGCGACGGACATCACTTTATGATGGAGATATATTATGCTTGAAGAATTCTTGTGGGTTGAGAAGTATCGCCCTAAGACCATTGCCGATACTATCCTGCCTACTCATTTGAAGACTGTGTTCCAACAGTTCATCGATCAGAAGAATATCCCTAACCTCATCCTGTCTGGTTCTGCTGGCGTCGGTAAGACGACGGTTGCCAAGGCCATGTGTGAGGAACTAGGATGTGACTATATCGTTATCAACGGTTCTATGAACGGTGGTATCGATACCCTGCGTAACGACATTGCTCGTTTCGCCTCCTCCATCTCACTATCTGGTGGCCGTAAGTATGTTATCCTTGATGAGGCTGACTATCTTAACGCACAGTCTACCCAACCGGCTCTCCGTAACTTCATGGAAGAGTTCTCGGCCAACTGTGGTTTCATCCTGACCTGCAACTTCAAGGATCGTATCATCGAGCCGTTGCAGTCACGGTGTTCGGTCATCAACTTCAAGATCTCTAAGGCAGAGATGGCAACCCTCGCAGCTCAGTTCATGAAGCGTGTGGTTGTTATTCTCGAGAAAGAGAACGTTCCATTCGACAAGGCAGTGGTTGCTCAGGTTCTGACCAAGCACTTCCCCGACTGGCGTCGTGTTCTCAATGAACTCCAGCAGTACTCTGCTACTGGAAACATTGACTCGGGTATTCTATCCAACTTCTCTGACAATGCACTTGCTAAACTCATCAGCTATCTGAAGGACCGAAACTTCAGTGCGATGCGTAAGTGGGTTGCAGAGTCCGACATGGATACCACCGAGTTCTTCCGTGCCTTCTTTGACAAGGCGGAGGACTACATCAAGGCCGACTCCATTCCTGTGCTAGTCCTCCACCTTGCAAAGTATCAGTATCAGAATGCATTCGCAGCTGATCCTGAGATCAACCTGACTGCCTGTCTCACCGAAGTCATGGCGGACTGTGAGTTCCTATGACCTGGTTCGGACGGAACAAAACATGTGCCGTGTGTGAAGATAAGTATCTCAAGAGTGTACCATTCCATGAAATGCGGTTAAATACCGATGATGGACCGGTCTCTCTTGAGATCTGTGAGAAATGTGCAGACTTCTTTGACAAGTCTGCCGAAGTGATTATGAAGGGCAGACAATCCGATGAGTCAACCGTTTGATTTTGTAAACAGCATCAACTCGACCAAGAAGAACCTGATGAAAGGCACTGAGAACGATCAGCTTGCCGAGAAGTCATACGCACCATTCATTACCAACAAGGCACTATCCTACTTCGCCGATACCGTACAGCTGGCCAACATGATGAACTGCAATCATGGTCTGGACAACAAGTTGCAATATTCGTTTCTAATAAATATTGTACGACCCAGCAAACGGTATTCAAAATGGGTGAAGAAAGATAAGGATAGTGATTTAGAACTGGTAATGTCTTACTACGGCTACAACCGTCAAAAGGCCAAAGCCGCACTTAAGTTACTTTCCCCGGATCAAATGAAAACAATAAAAAATAAACTTGATAAGGGTGGAGTTAGAAATGAACGTAGTCGATAGTTTAATCGAGGTAAAGCTGGGTGAGGAAGACGATTTCCTAAAGGTCCGTGAGACGCTGACACGCATCGGTGTCGCATCACGTAAGGACAAGACGCTATACCAATCATGCCATATCCTGCACAAGCAGGGCAAATACTATATCGTCCACTTCAAAGAGCTGTTTGCTCTGGACGGTAAACCATCAAACTTCTCGGATGAGGATAAGGGTCGTAGAAATGCTATCACGAATCTTCTGGTCGATTGGGGTCTGATTAAGCTGGCCGAGGAAGGTTCAACCGATGATCCTCTGACACCTATGAATCAGATCAAGATCCTTCCGTTCAAGGAGAAGGATGAGTGGAACCTTGTGACCAAGTACAATATCGGTCGTAAAAAGTAACACTAAAAACATTTCAAAAAAATGCGCTCGGATTGATTCTGGGCGCATTTTTTTATGTACATTATTTCGAAAAGAGATTATACTGGGTATATGATGATGAAAGGAACAAATATGATCACTAACCTCTGCGGTGGTTCGTTCGAACTGAAGTCTGGTCGCAAGTGGACCCATGGTATCAGCCCCTTCCGTGAACGTGAAGCTCTCAAGCTTCGTTGGGAAAAGGTCGGTCCAATCGGTGGTCGGCACTTCTTCGAGATCGACGGTGTGCAGTACTCTGCCAAGACGATCTCACCTCGCATCGAAGGTATTCAAATGCATACGGAAGGATTTTAATATGACTCCACGTCTCGGTTCAGCTCAAATTATCATGTCTATTAACGACAAGGAAGGTCTTGTGGTTCGCCACGGCGATCAGCCCGATCTCATTCTGGCACACCTGCCAGCAGATCAGTGTGACGGTACAACCTGGAATAAGATCTGGGAAACGCTTGACGGTCTTGGTGTTATTCGCAGCGAATTTTAAAAATAGTTGTGTACATTAATTCAGATCAGTGTATAATGGTAATATCAATTGTGAATGAGGATTTTTATTATGCTTACTCTTGCTGATATCAATGCCGCCACCAATTCCAAGGATGGCGACATCTACTCTGATCTGTACAAAGATGTGTACGGTAGTCGTCCTCGTTACGCCACCTTCGAATCGATCGAAGACTTTGATGTCGACTACGAGCGCCTTGTCAAGCGTCTGAGCGAACAGCTCGTCAAGGAGAAGATCCAACAAGATCGTAACTTTGCCGACTTTGTGGCCCGCGTTGATGGTGTCATGCAGATGGTTCAGGGTGCTACCCGCGAACGTGCTGTTGAGATCATCGCCGATGCAGAAGGCATCGATGCTGAGGAGTTCAGCTTCTACGGTCTCGAGTCTCTCGAGTACAAGTTCAACCTCAAGTATGGTTCAATCGCCAAATGGCTTTCGGAAGAAGTGTAATGAAAGTTTATTTGATTTACATGCAGTATGCCTTCGAAGGCCCAGAGTATGTTGTCGGCGTGTATTCTACACTTGAAAAAGCGCAGACTGCACAAGAAACCGTTTCAAAGCGGCATCGTTCATGGATTGAAGAAGAGGAAGTAAAATAGTTGTGTACATTTAGTCGAAAATAGACTATATTGTATATATAGTAAGCTATGGAGAATGATTATGCAAGTAGAGATGTTTTCGTTACCTACACTTAATGATGGTGTCATGGCCGTAGAACAGAAGTTCTGCGAAGTGCTCAGTGCATATCGTAACGGTGAGAAGCTAGATCCTGAGGTTCTTGACTGGATGGATACGGCCAACACCTGGTTGATGGAGTCTAAGTGATGAGTGATTTTATTCCTGGTTTTGGCACAGAGGCTCGTCAAGAGGATCTTGGTCCTAAGCAAGCCAAGGGTGGAGTCTTCTCTTCGGCTGATGTTCCATTGATCAAGCGGGCATTGCTGTTCTTTGCAAAGAATTGCTTTGTTATTGAGGATCATGAGACGAAGCAACTATCCAACCTGCTTCATCGTTTGGAACGTATCAACTAATACAATGCGCCGTTAGCTCATCTGGATAGAGCGCGAGACTTCTAATCTTGAGGCAGTAGGTTCGAGTCCTACACGGCGCGCCAATTCACTCCTGTAGCTTAAAGGTGAAGCCAGCCGCTCATAACGGCTTGAGTGTGGGTTCAAGTCCTACCAGGAGTACCACGTCACGGTGGCAGAGTGGTCCAATGCAACGGATTGCAAATCCGTAAAGCCGCCGGTTCGAATCCGGCCCGTGACTCCATAAAGAGTAATTGTAATGACTAGGTTTGTTAACAGGTTCGTAATCTCCGACACACACTTTGGACATACGAACTCATGGGAAAAGTTCACGCTGCCTGACGGTAGTCCTCTACGTCCGTTCACCTCTACCGAGGAGATGGATGAGACTATGATTGAACGCTGGAACGCGAAGGTCAAGCCGACGGACACTGTCTACCATCTTGGTGACGTTGTTATTAACCAGAAGTCTCTGCATCTGGTTAGTCGCCTGAACGGGCGTAAGATCCTGGTGCGTGGTAACCATGACATCTTCAACGACAAGCAGTACGCTGATGTTGGCTTTGAGCAGATCCATGGTGTTCGTGTGTTTGTTGATAAGTTCATTCTGAGCCACATACCTCTGCATCCTGACTGTGTGACTGAACGTTTCAAGGTCAATGTGCATGGACATCTTCATGCGAATGAGATCATGCGGACAAGAACTAATATGGTTCATGGATACATGACCGGTCTTGTTACTGAACCAGATCCTCGTTACCTGTGTGTCTCGGTTGAGCATACTAACTACGAGCCTCTGCACTTCGATGAAGTTCAAGCTCGCATAGATAAGCGTTGGGAAGAGGCTAGATACACTGGTCCTATCAATGCTTGGGGTAATGGAAGTGGACCGAACTGATGAAGAACTGCCTAACGTGTAAGACACGTATCAAAGCAGATGCGCATTGGGATGAGAATCAGGGCGATTTCTGGCACTGTACAGCAGTCGTTCCTGTTCAAGGATTTGGTATCATGTGGATTGAAAATCGCAATAAAAACCCTACCGACCCAAAGTCTGTTGGCCGTCTGATTAATCTCAACTTGTTTAGACCAGAACATGCACATCATAAGTCTGGTTTAAATTGTAATTGTCCGTTATGGAGTGGGACAAATGATTGAAGAAGCTAAAGAACTAATTGCTACATCAAGTCCACAGTCTTCTGTATACATCGGATGTGACTCGATACGTTATCGTAAGAATAACCAGTGGTACGCAAAGTACTCGACTGTGATTATCGTCCACATGGACTCTAAGCATGGTTGTAGACTGTTCCACGAGTCTCATGATCTGCCTGATTATGGCAATCTGAAGCAACGACTGTTGAGCGAAGTTAACTATGCCGTAGCTGCTGCGACGGAGATTATTGACGTTCTGGGTGATCGCCACATGGAAGTTCACTTGGATATCAATCCTAATCCGAAGCATAAGTCATCTGTGGCGGTTAAGGAAGCTCTTGGATGGGTCAAGGGCTCACTCGGCATCGATGCCAAGGTAAAGCCTGATTCGTTCGCAGCTACTCATGCAGCAGATCATGTTGTAAGACACTAAAATAGTTGTGTACAATTAATCCATTGTGGTGTAGGTTAAGAATATAAGCAATGGAGATTTTTATGAGAAAAGGCGAACTCCTCGGTAAAGTACTGGTTCTAGCAACCAATGCCCATGCCGGACAGTTTGATCGTGGTGGTAATCCGTACATCCTTCATCCTTTGAAGGTTATGCACTACCTGAAAAGCGACGACGAAGAACTCCAGTGTATTGCCCTGCTCCACGATGTGGTAGAGGATACCAATACTACCTGGGAAGATCTCGTTGCTATCGGTTGTACGACACGGATCATCAACGCGGTTAAAGCTCTTACTAAGATGCCTGGTGAAAACTACGACACTTACAAAGAGTACGTTTTTGGTAATGAAGACGCGATGCGAGTAAAGATGGCTGATCTTCGTCATAACAGCGATATCCGTCGTCTTAAGGGTGTAACACAGAAAGATATCGATCGGATTGCAAAATACAATCGATTCTATCTTGAAATACAAACTCGCCTAGCGCAAAAATAATTGTACAAAAAACAGTAATAATGTTATAAATAAAACTCAATGGACTTGTAGCTCAATCGGGAGAGCGCCAGCTTGTCACGCTGGAGGTAGTGGGATCGAAACCCATCAAGTTCGCCATTCTGTGTCGGTGAGGGAAACTGGTAATCCGCGGGTCTCCAAAACCTTGAGAACTCGGTTCGATTCCGAGCACCTTCGCCAGAATGTTCTTTGACAATTGAATAACCTTTTAAAGAATACACACCGGAGGTTCCTGTGGCGACCAAGCATTTGGGGGAAGATAGGAACGTAAAGAGCGAAATTACCGACAGTAGCGCGTCGACACCTCAGTAGCCGGTGTGTTTAAAATATGCGGGTATAGCTCAGCTGGTAGAGCAAACGACCGATAATCGTTAGGCCACAGGTTCGATCCCTGTTACCCGTACCAAAATTGACGAAGTAGGAACGTAATGCGTGTCGACACAGCCTTAGGGTAGAGCGGAGTGCTCTCGTAAGTGTGAATCCTACACATAGAGGAGGGTGCCGAGGTTGGCTCCTCAAGTAGTCTTGAAAACTACGGGTACCGAAAGGTACATGGTTCGATGCCATCACCCTCCTCCATTTTGCGGCTGTAGCTCAGGGATAGAGCATCTCGTTGCCAACGAGAATGTCGCGGGTTTGAATCCCGCTAGCCGCTCCATGGCCCCATAGTTTACGTT